TCCCATAGACCTTCGGCGGTCCCGCATCTGCCGGATCCGGCCAGCATTCGCGGATAAACGTGATGTCTTTCTGAAGTAGGAACTCGTGTGCTCCGGCACCACCAACAGGAAGCCGCGCAAGCTGCTGAACGTCGAGAAACGTGCTCGGCATCGACAGGAAGCGGTTGTTTGGAGTAACCGCCGCATACGAATAGAAGCTCTTGGCTGGCAGCTTAACGGCGCTGTAGATCCTGTACTCTGCCGACTGGACAAAGGTGGGGATTGACGCAACAAACGTCGCGTCAGTATTGGCCGTGTAGTCCTGAATGGCCTGAACGTACTCGCCGTAATTCACATCAGCACTTCGTCTTTCCGCCCTTCTTCATTCCGGGCCGCCCAGGTGCTGCAGGGCGCCCCACCATCGCACGCGGCGCGGCGTTAGCCATGCCTGTGGCTGCTGCGGGGTTGGCGTTGATCATGCCGCCAGCGGCATACGTCGCACCTTGGTTGCGGGCTTTTGCAAGGCCGCGCCCTGCGCGCATCGCTGCGTTCTTGACACCGGTAATCGCCATCGTAGTCACCTCACGTAATAACGGCCGTCACACGGCCAACTGCGCCTGTTGCAGGCACACCGAAGATACCTCGGATCAGCCTGCGCTGGTACTCCCTGTCGCTCTCCGGACGCGGATGCCGCAATGCCTGCGGATCGTTGATGCGGATACGGTTCAACTTCAACTGCGGATGGTCCTGATCGAGACAGTCGCGACATACGAGCAGCCCAGTCTTTACGCTGTTGACCACCTGATACCGAAGCTGCAGGTACTTTTCACGGCACCCACACCGGTCGCAGATGGCAATTGAGCGTTTGCCAGTCGCGTATGACGAGCCCATCTCACTCCTCGTCGCCCTTCATTTGGCGCTTCGCGAACGATTGCACGGCTTCCACCGTAGCTTCGGCGACCGCTTCAAACGGCACTTCCTCTGCAACGGGCATGACGTTGACCCCGATCGGAAGCTGAGCAGGCGGCGCATCCTTAGCCTCGCCACGTGCCAGTCGTGCTGCCTTGTCCACTCTCCACTGTGCTGCATCAACCATCTTGTTCCTCCTACGGACGTGGGTGCACGACGACTCGCACACCAGAGATGCGGATGAAATCAGTTTCCGCTGTCACTACTTGGGTCTGAAGCGCCACCACCAAGGCAGTCGCTGTGTTTTTGGTCAGTGCCGTAGCCTGTACCCCTGACGCAGTGTCGATCAACATCGGAGCGCAGCGCTGTACAGAGGCATTGTTCTGGTTCCAGATGCGCGACCGAATCTGCTGCTGATACACGCCAGTACCGTTGAGGTCCAGATCTGGCACAGCTTGCGTTCCATCGAACAACAAGCGGATTGTTTTCGCCGAAGCCGTGGCGCTGCACTCGACAAACGCCTCGATCTGGACCATTCCGTTCACGCCCATCATGCCGGCCGGCACGGTCGCAGAATAGATCGTCATCAGCTCCGTGACCTTCTTGACCACAGGCGTCGTCAAGGCTACGTACGGGGAAGCAATGTCGATCGCCACCGTGCTGACGTAGGTCACGGCGTACAGCCCCGCTGTAATGCCTGCAGACGCACTGACGTAGACGTATCGTCCGTTGGATGCCGCGGTGAGCCCATGCACGCCAGCCGACGTCAGCCGAGTCGTGGTGCCTGAGTTCGACGAAGTTGCGGTGAGGGTCGTGAAAGTCGCCGCAACCTGCGTGACCTCTATTGCCGTAGCCTGCGCGATGCAGACGCCGTTGAGAGTCGTCCAGATGGTGCCGTTGGTCCAAACCGGACCTACATCCACGGCATATGCGCTTGACCCAAACGGCACTGCTGTTGCAGACGGAAGATTCGCCAACGTGAACTGCCCCAAGTTCTCTGGCGCATTCGGCACATCCGTGTTCTGCACGTTGTACGGCGTTCCCAGCCCCCTGGCAACACGATCTGCCAGCCGAGCTGCTGCGAAGTCTTGAGTTGCATGAACCATGTCTCTACCTCATTCCCGGCACAAGCCGGATTGATGTCCGATCGCGATCTTCAGAAGCTGCCAACTCCCACTGCGAAGTGTATTCATTCAGAAGCCACGCAACACGCGTTTCTGGAACTTCTTTCGGCCGTTTCAACGCGATCATGTACGCCAGCCCCGCAATCAGCGAGGGGATGAAGCGAAACGGTATGTCCATGGTGCTGGAACCGCCCGTGCCTGCATCCTGCATCCGGCGCATGTACCAGACCACGAGTTGCTCATTGGAGTTGGTGGGCACCGGCCACACCGAGATCGTCGGCGCAATCTGGCGATTGACGTACACCTGAACAGGCTGTCCGGGTGCTGTCTTGTTGGGGATGGCTGCGTAGCTTGCCTGCCCGATACGACGCACGACGATGTCTGTCGACGTCGTGTTCACCATGCTTCTGCGCACGTGATCCAGCGTGTCGATCGTGTCCGCCGGCAAACTGTAAGTAGCCACACCGGTACTGAGCGGTATCGCGTACTCCGTAACCGTCCACAAGTTGTAGCCGCGGTTAGCCCACTCGGCAGCCAGCAAATTGAGACTGCGTCGCGCAGATCGCAAGTCATAACCAGACGTCAACTCGAGCCCGGCACGCTCGAACGCTTCCTCGACAATTTCGCGAACGTCAAGATTAAAAACGGTGGTACCGGAAGTCGTCATTTGCCGTTCTTTGGCTTGGTGAAATGAGTGTCGTCGTCCATATCAGACAGTCTCTTGAGCACGTAAGCCTGCCGTTCTTCGACAATCGTGAAGCGCCGTTCCATGTTCAGCACATAGGCTTCGAAGCGTCTGTTGAATGCGATGATTTCTGAAGCTGCTTCCACGTTAGCCTTTGCCGCGCGTTCAAATGTGCTGCTCAGCATCGCAATTCCCAGCGGAATCATCAATGCCCACAGCCCAAACGACGCGCCCGCAACACGCATCCAGAACTCAGATCTCGATAGCGGCTCCCGCTCGTTCGACTGGTCCATAGCTTTCCTTTTTTGTTGCCATGGCTCGTGCCTCAGAAAACCCCGGAAAACCCCTTCCCGCGTGTAGCTGCACCGCCGCCGCGCGCCATACCGCCGCCGGACATCTTCTTGACCTTGCCGCCGCATGCCATCTTGTCTTCCTTCTTCTCCTCAGTCATCTCGCGCTTGGCGAACTGCCTGGGAGAAAGTTTGCCCGACTTGACGGCTTGAGCTTCGGCCATTTCCTCGGCCATCGTCTCTTTGCCTGCAAAAAGTTTGGTTGCCATGCCGTTCTCCTTCAATCGTGAGCGTAGAGGATGAGCCACGTACCGCTCGTCCAGTCAGCCGTGATGCCCGTGGGGCAGCGCACGCCGTAGCCTTGGTACGTGAACGTGACCAAAGTCGACGGAATGATTGCCGTACCCGTCACCGTCAGCGCATCGTAGACGCCCGCCAGCGTGCCAGCAGCCACCATGATCACGCCGTAGAGGATGCCCGGTTTCCCGCCAGTGATGTTGAGCCCAGTAGCGTCGTCCGTGACGATCTTGTACTTGCACACGTGCGCTACGTGCGCGCAACCCATCGTTGCCAGCTGCGTGGCCGACCGACCAGTCGACGTGCTTTCGAGTTTCCAACCGCTCATGTTATCTCCCGATCATGGCAAGAGGGCCCCGTAAGGGGCCCCCGTACGCTGGGTTTCTGCCAAAGATCCCCGGAGCTCAGATTCCGGTCGTACCGTAGATGCCGAGAGGGTCCGAGACACCGAACGAGTACCGCTCGCGAGCCTTGTAGCGCACGTTGCCGGTTTCGAAGTCGCCTTCCATGTCCTGCTTCAGCGGCGCACGCACGAAGTGCTTCAGGCCGTTGGGCACGTCGGTGATCAGGAACCACGCATCCAAGTCAGTCAACCAGTGGTTGACCGTGTAGCCGCCGGGGATCGCCCCGTTCGACTTCAGGGCGTTGATGTCGTTCTTCGCGAAGTTCGACGTACCGGCCGTGGTGCTCAGCTCGGTCTGCAGGACACGCGTTGCCACGAAGGTGTTCGACGGATGGATGACCAGCTTCTTGGGACGAGCCGCCAGCAGCAGGCCACGCTCATCGACCCAGGCCGCCATGTTGATGTAGGCGTCTTCCAGCGACGTCTCATTCAGGTCAACCTCGGAACCCGGCCGGTTGGCGTTCACGTTGCCTTGCAGCGTTGGGTGTGCCGTCGAGCACAGCGTCTGCCCGTCACCGTACGTGACAGTGGCGAAAGCCGTGTTCAGGATTGCCGCTGCCTTGACCTGCTTGGTGTAGGCCATCGACCGAGCCAGCGCCTTGGTGTACCGGGCCGACAGCGAGTCGTACAGGTTGTCCTCAATCGCTTCTTCAGTGATGCCGAAGCCCAGTGCGATCGTCTCGTGGACGTACCGCGCCGTGAAGGCTTCCTGCCCACTGTCGTAGACGATCGCGCCGCCTTCGGTTTTCACCGGAGCGGAGCTGAAGCCCGAGAGCTTCACTTCTTCTTCGAAGGAACGCTCCGACGTCTCGACGTCGAAGATCTCCTTGTGTTCCTCGCCGTATCGCTTGTATTCCAAGCCGAAAAGTGCGTTCAGGCCGGGGAGCAGCTCCTTGAGCAGCTGGGCACGGGAAATGGTTGCCATGGTTTAACTCCTTGTACTCAGTTGATCAAGCGACACCGGTCGCGACAGTCCACGCATGGAAGGTGATTCCGTACGTGATGAACAGGGCCGTGTAGGTCGTCGCCGAAGCGGCCGAATCCCTGTCCACGTCCACAACACGGAAAGGCAACGTGCCCGTCGTGGCGGCGCCAGTGATCGCGATGTCCGACGTCTGCGTCTTGGTCGTGTTCTGCACCACCGCGACGTTTTTGCCGATTGTGGCCGCGTAGGTCTGTGCCGAGACAGTCACGCCGCTCGAGACGTAGATCGCGCGGAAGATCACATCCGGGTCATCGACCACCATCGCCATGGCATCGGCCGCTGCGGTGCTGGCCGTCCAGTAGGTGCGGAAGGTCTTGCCCAGCACCGCATCGGTGTACGAGCAACCCATGAAGACACCCAAGATGCCGGCGTCAGTCGCGTCTGCACTGTTGTAGACCCCCGTCGTGCCGGCCCACTTGATCAGAGCGCCGGTCGACAGAAGCATGACGAGATCGCCGCGGCGCAATTGCGTCGCGTAGCCGGAGGCAATCGGGTACTCACGAACCGCCCCTGCATAGG